AGCTTGAGCAATGCCTTGAGACGAGAAACGAAGCTCTTATTAGCGGCGGAAATCGAAGTTCCAAGACTCAAGTAGGAGCATACTTTGTAGTCAAGGCTGCTATTGAAAATCCAAACTCAGACATTTTTTGTTTCGCCCAGAATGCAGAGGTTTCAATTCGGCAACAACAAGCGGCTGTTTATGACTGGATGCCTGCGGAATTCAAGAGCAAGCAAACCAGTCAAAACACATATCTTTCTTATTCAAGAAAGAACGGATGGACTGACAATTCTTTGATTTTACCAAACGGATCACGAATTTCGTTCAAGACATATGCCGCCTTCGCAAACAACCAGACCATTCTGGAAGGAGCGGAGCTTGGATCTAAAGAAGCAACATGGCTGAACATTGGGACTTGGTGCGACGAAATGCTTGGTGGCCCTGAATTGGTTGACACGTTAAGATTCCGGTTGGCAACAAGAAACAGCAAGATGATGCTTACGTTTACTCCAATCTTTGGATATACTGAGCTAATAAAGCAATACCTTGATGGAGCTAAAGTCCTTGAGAGCCGGGAAGCTGAATTGCTAAACAACGAAATCGTCCCGACGATCCTTGAATGCAAAAACATCAAGGGAACCATCCATTACTTTCACTCTCAAGACAATCCTTTTGGTGGTTATGATCGGATAAAACAAACATTGCTTGGAAAGACAAGAGAGGAAATCTTAATCAGAGCCTATGGAATCCCAACAAAGGCAGCGGCAACCAAGTTCCCCAAGTTTAACAAGGTTGTCAACGTAGTTCCTCCTGCCTCCATACCGACCAAGAACATCACTCGGTATCACGTTATTGACCCAGCGGGGGCAAAGAACTGGTTTATGTGCTGGATTGCCATTGATGAAAGCGGAACATTCTGGGTTTACCGTGAGTGGCCGGGAGTTGACGTTGGAGACTGGGCGGAATGGAAAGGTGGCAAATGGATGCCGGGACCGGGATCTAAAGGTCAAGGGTTTGGCATTCGCGACTACATCGAAGCAATTCAGGAGATGGAAGGTGAAGAAGAGATCTTTGAACGCTTAATTGATCCTCGCCTCGGGGCAGCAAAGTATCAAGTGCAGGATGGTTCATCTTCAATTATTGAGGATCTAAGTGAATCTGGGATGGTTTGCATTCCTGCCCCCGGACTTGATATTGACGACGGTCTTCAGGCATTGATTGGCAAAATGTCATGGGATACTAGTAAGCCGCTGGACTCAGTCAATCGTCCCAAATTCTATGTCAGTTCCGACTGCGAGAACATTATTCAGGCGTTATCAGAATACACTGGTGAAGGTGGACTGAAGGAGGCGTGGAAAGACCCAATTGACGTTTGCCGCTACGCAGCGATTGCTAATCTCGATCACGTTGACAATAGCCAATCATTTGTTACAACTCACGGGTCTGGAGGATACTGATTATGGAAACTGAGCCTAAACCATTAACCGCAAAGGGCTTTGTCATAGACATTCTAAAGGAAGCCTATTTTCGAAGACTTAAAGACGAGAAACTTGGAAGCACCAAAAGAATCACCGAAGAACTAGACATTTTGCAATCAGTAATCAAAGACTTTCAACGAAAACTTCCAAATGAAGCAAGCACCAACTAAAAAAGCAGCCAAACGAGGTCGTCCCGCAAAGAAGACGATCACCATTGATGAGTCTCCATGCAGCCTTGATAACCTTATCGAGCAACAAATTGATGAGGATTTCATCGTTATGCGTGTTTGCAACAATCCAAGTTGGGTCATTGTCCGCATGGATGGGATGGCCGTTCCTGTAAAATGCTCATCCCGCTTATCAAACAAACTTGTTGGCAAACGCATTAAAGTGTGCCTAGTATCTGCTGACCCCGAGGATTATTACGAATACGCATCATGATCGAATTACTAGAACTAGAGGACGAGTCTCTTATTTACGCAGACAAAGAGCCGGATGTTAACGCTTTGACTGATGCGTATGATACATGCCTCATTGATCTTGAGTACTATTTCGAGTCATGCTTGAGGTCTTACAATGACCGTCGCAATATCTGGGATGGCAAGTCTGACGATCTCCGTAAGAATGGAGCGAATGCGTTTCCATGGCAAGGTGCATCTGACCAAGAGGTGAATGTGGTTGGTGAACGGATTGACATGTATGTGTCTCTGTTTGACCAAGCACTTCAGCGCAGTCATATCAAGGCGTTTCCAACGTCAATGGCTTCAATGCCACGAGCTTCTATGGTGTCGGCATTCCTTAAATGGATGCGCTCCACGTATATTCCTGACTTCAAAAACCAAATGGAGTTGGGTGCGAACTATTTGCTAGAGAAGGGGATTATGGTATCCTATGTCGGATGGAAGCGAGAAAAAAGGACATATTTGCAACAAGTAACCATCGAACAGATTGCCCAACAATCCCCTGATCTAGCGAACCTTATTATTGACGGAAACGATGACGAGATGCTTCTTGGATTGATCCAGCAAGGATTCCCAGACCTGTCGAACAAACGCGCTAAGAAAGCGATCCGTGACATGCGGAAGACTGGGGTGGCTGAAATCCCGCGTCCTCGCCAAACCGTTGATTGCCCTATTGTTTATTCGTGCGCCCCAGATGGAGAAGTGATCTTTCCGCCGTATGTTTCAGATCCTCAACGCGCTCCTTATATCTTCTGGCGCACGTTCTTGACGGCTCAGGAGCTTGAGAAAAAAGTGACCAATGAAGGATGGGACCGCAAATGGGTCGATCACGCTATCTCCAATCTGCGCGGCAAAGACTCAATGTATCTCGATGGCGAGAGCGTAAAAACCGTCACTCGTTTGCCAATCACTGACGACAATGATCTTGTAATGGTTGTGTATGGCTACCAACGCCTGATCGACGAGGAAGATGGTTCCGAGGGTATTTACTGCACCGTGTTCCACCCAACTACGGACGGCTACGCAAAGCATGAGCTTCTCAACGGATACGATGACTATCCATTCGTTGTGACACGATTGGCTAATGACCAGAAGCGGATGTATGAAGTCCAGACGTTCTCTGATATTCTTCGTGGTCCACAGATGCAGATCAAGACTGAACGTGACAGCCGAATCGACCGTGCATCGTTAGCCACTTTGCCGCCGCTGATGCATCCTGCTGGTCGTCCTCCATCTGATTGGGGTCCGGGGCGTCGTGTTCCGTATCGTCGTCTTGGAGAGATTGCTTGGGGGCCAGTTCCACAAATGGATCAAGGTTCCATCGAGTCTGAAATGTCCATGCGGGCGCAAGCGGATCGTGCTGTTGGATTGGATCTTACGAATCCACTTACTGCTGCCCGTCAACAGTTCTACATTGGCAAGTTCCTAGATCATGTCCGCGATGTCCTGAACATGGCGTGGAAGCTGTATCAGCGCATGGGGCCAGACGAAGTATTCTTCCAAGTCACTGGAAACCCTAATCCTCAGACGATGACCAAGGGAAGTCCTGACGAGAACTTCAGCATCACTGTATCATTCGACTCGTTGGCAACTGATCCAGAAACCGCTGAGACGCAACTAAAGAACATGGTGTCGCTCGTCCAACTTGATCGCAATGGAATCATGGATGTCAACAAGCTACTTGAGTTCACGGCATCGAGCATCAACCCAATCTTTGCAGACTATGTGCTGCAACCAGTTGAGGAGGCGCAGCAAAAGGTCGCCAAGAACGTCACTGACGACCTCGCGAAGATCTTCGCTGGTATCGAGGTTCCTGCCCAGCCAAACGGAGCACAGATCGCCATGCAGATGGTTCAAGCCTACGTCCAGCAGCCTGACATCATGCAACGCGCTCAATCCGACGAAGCCTTTGGTGGTCGCCTTCAGAAATACATGGAGCAATACCAAATGATGATGATGCAAGCGCAGAACGCTGAAATCGGTCGCATTGGAACCGCCCCCGCCCAAATGGGAGGCGTGACAACCCAAGGAATGCAACAGTAATTCTAATAAATAATAATATGCCAAATAAACTGAAACGTGAATACGAAATAGTCAAAAAGTCAATTCAAGACTTCAACAAGATGACGCCTGAACAAAAGTTTTCGGAAGGAAAGCTGCAAAAAGCATTATCATCCAATCCTATTGATAAAGAACTTATTAATAGAGGTAGGCGTATGGACCTTGAGCAGCGAGTAGATAAAGAAACAAGAAACAATAAGAACAAAGAGCGAGGCACACAGTCGTCGTCAGTTCGGGTCCCATTAAAGTAAAATGGAAAAGCGATTCAAAAAAGTCGTTACCAACCCGGCTACTGGTCGCAAGAAAACCGTCAAGTATGGACAGAAGGGTGCTACTATTTCACCCGGCTCAGCCAAGGGCGATTCCTATTGTGCTCGCAGTGCCAAGATTAAGGGTGACTGGAAGTCTGATCCCAACTCGCCAAACAATTTATCGAGGCGCAAATGGAAGTGCAGCGGAAGTAAATCAATGAAATAACCTTATGAAAAGCAAAACAAATGGCTGCGGCCACAAGGAAGAAAAAGAATACGGCAAAGGCAAAAAAGGCAAAGGATACGTCGAGATTGAAATCAAGATGGGACGCATGCCGAAGAAGAAAGCTAAACGTAAGTAGTCCATGAAAAAGCCTAAAACAAAAGCAGCCAAGCAAGCTAAGATTGCAAAGGTTATGGGTGAATACAAGGCTGGAACGCTACACGCTGGCGTTAATCCTAAAGGCCCAAAGAAAGCCCCCCTAGCTAAGAGCCGCGCTCAAGCAACTGCAATTGCAATGAGCCAAGCAGGAATGTCTAAACGTAAATAACATATATGACCCCATTACCAAAACCAACTATTCAGCAAGCAGTAGAATCGCTTTATGACCGTGACGAGTTCAAGGCGATTGTGCAATTCATCCGTGACGAGCGTGAGAGGTTCTTTACTGATCTCCGCCAATGTGTTGAGACTAATGAAGTTATGAAGATCGTTGGAAGCGTTTCTACGCTAGACGAGCTACTGTCGTTGCTTACAGTTGAAAACAGTTGACATACATTTCAACTTGGGGCTTTAATCCCTGTGCGCTGGTGAATGTCTGACCACTGTAGTTAGCGCGTGTTTTGTTGGTTGTGTTGTCATTGAGGTCGCAGGGTTTTCGTTTTCCCTGCGGCCTCTTTTTTGTGT